GCCACAATGGGGGAAGTATTATCAGGTTAACAAGAACAGGTTGTGGGTTCACAATTTTGTTTGTGTATTCACAATACTCTTGTTTTATTTGATGTACATGCTCTTTATAGCTTGGCAGCTTTAAAGCCACACATTTTTACCAAATTTTACCTATTCTATTCCACTTTTGTGCATCCGCCGTACTACTTTAGGGTGTTCAATGGTGAACATTAGTGATGAATTCTTGGAGCTTAACTTAAAGTTTATAATTATGGTCTAGCGCCCGCGGCAAAACCTAAGTGCTGTTTTTAACAGCCGCCTCGTTCAAGAAAGCCATTACTGTTGTAGAAGTAGAGTAGGGTATCAAAGCAGGGCCCTCCTATTTGCCCAAGTATAGGAGCAACTGGATGATCTGTGTTATCTGCCCCGAGGACACTTATTATGAAGGTTGATTTTCACCAGGCCTGGTAAAGCACCGATACAAGGTTGAATGTCACCGTTCCTTTCTACTTTTCTGCAGGAAGGCCGTATTTAGAGGCTAATTTTGAGTTACGTAGTACTCATATTGAGACACTGTTACGGGGTGATGATCGTGACCCTGTGCATGGGATGAGAGTTCCCGGATTACGAATCATGAATGGCGGCTTTCCGCCGTAGCCTGACGGCTTGTTTCTTTCGTTTCCCTTACCCCCATGGAGCACAATTTCTCAAGTCAAAACTTGGGCACTCGGGGCAACAGACCATCAATTTTTGATGGTCTAACCTGGACGATTTCCCGTTCAGGACACACTTTTTCACTTGACATTCCATTTCGCGGTGAGATTATACCGATCTCGCTGCGCTGTCGCAAGGTTGGGCTCATTGAGCGTATACCTAGTTTTCAGGCTTATTTTGATTCAGTGATCATGAGATCACCACGCACTTTGAGCTTGATCGACAGGATTCTCCATTACCACTCTCGATTTTTATCTGATGAGGAGCTAACACAACGCTTCCATGAGATGTTGTGGTACTTGGCCGTTTTGATGCCAAATAGGTTGCTTGAATATACAGAGGTTGAGAAAACTCTGGAAGCTATTCAGCGCCTGGTGTTCTACGGCCTTGAGACTGGTGGATTCGATGACTTCGCAATTGTTGAACAGAGTGGGACGCAAACCACCAAGGTCATCAGCGTTAATGAGCTCGGAAACCAGTCTGGAGACTTGAGCTGTCGCCAGAAGCAGCGACTGAGAAGGGAAATTGAGGCGCGTGAACGTGCCAGGCTAAAAGCCTTGGACGAAAAAATGCGTGTGCCTCATGATGTACGTAAGAGGAAATGGCAGGCCGAGCGAAAAGCTAAGCGGTTTGTCAAGAACTTGTTCATTGAGGAACAGGGCGGTTTCAAAGACGTGGCATTGTTTTTGCCACGCACTATCGGTGCCGTTGCTTGTATCCCTCTGAACCTTGGAAGGGCCGCGGCCAATTTGGCTAAGGTTACGGCGAGGGCAGCAAACGTCGATGTAGGTGCAATTTCAGAGCATCTGCAGAACACTTTGCGCCATGCACAAGAAGCCACTGTTAAGGTTGGTGACGCCGTCGTAGACGCAAAGAACCAGCTCGTGGAATATCTGAAGCAAGTTCTCAATAGCATAAAAGCAATGCTTACAGGACATTCAGATCTTGTGGTTAAAGCCATCCTTCTCACTTTCCTTATCATTATTCATAGCAAGATTTTCAGTCCGTTGGTTAAGACAGTCATCGAGATTTGCTTTGGATTCATTGTCGGCAGACAGCTTGGACTCTGGATGCGCGCAGTCTTTCAAGAAGCGCAACAGCGACACGCAGAAGCCGATATCATTGAGCAAGACGGTGTTGAGGATACAGTTACCTCGCTTTTCGTTGACAGCAAGTTGCTGTCAAAGATTCTGGGCATTTTGCTCGTTGGTACTTTGATTGCCAACACAAAGGGAAGTAACAATAAACATTTCATTGCCCACGTGTTGGGTGCCATGACTTTGGTGCCTCGTGCTTTCAAGGGTATTGAGGAGCTGCTTGATGCAGCTTTAGGCCTATTTGAGAAAGGCTTTAATGCCATCAGGTCTTGGTTTGACAAGAAACCGATTCGATTTGCGAAGCAGTACGAAAAGGAGCTGAACGGTTTGGTTGATCGTGTTTACACGATTGAATCAGAAATTGCATCAGGACGGTGCACCAAAACACCTTCAAGACGGTACACTTACTTGTCATCGATTTTGTCTGAGATCAATGCTCAGCTTATTATTCATTCCATCAACCGTGAGCTGAAAACTTTGCTTCTTGAATTGAAGCGAGTAGTTGAGAAGCTACTACAACCATTACGCCAGAGTGCTGGCGCAGGTGTAGGTTATCGGCCACAGCCTGTCACATTACTCCTTGCCGGAGAACCTGGTATAGGAAAGACAACCATTACACAAGCCAGTGTAATTTCAGTGATGGGCTATTCAGGATATATGGATTCTGAGTTCAACGCTGAGTATGCTGGCAAGTGTGTTTTCACAAAACCGAAAGATTCACCTTATTGGGATGGTTATGAAGACAACTTTGCTGTCGTCATTGATGATTTGCTGGCTGTAAAGCCGGTGCCAGGACAACCAAACGAGGCAACAGAGTTGATGACTCTGCATGGTTCAACAACAACAATACTGAACATGGCAGAGCTTGAGAGAAAAGGAGCTTACCCATTTTTGTCCCCTTTCATTTTCATGACTACGAACGCCAGAGACCACAGTCAGACTGGTATTAGTGGTGTTTTAAATTTTCCCGAGGCTTTTAATCGTCGTATTGATTTCCACATTCTTGTTCAAGTGCGCCCGCAATATCGGCGTGCTAACAGTGTGAAGTTGGACTTTTACAAGTTCAAGGAAGAGCATGCGAAGCTCAAGGGACAGATTGGAGAAGCTGCCTATCCATGGCACATCTGGGAGTGTATGCCAGTAACATTTGGCGTCACTTCTGATTTTCCTCCTGGAACGGGTCAAGATTTACTGCCCGTGTTGAAGGCTGTTGGTGAGAAGATCAAAATTAACCAAAGCTTTCATGAGATGCAGATGGAGACCTTCGAGCGTATGGTCAATGGCATGAGACCGTCATCGGACAGTGAGCCTATTCCACCCCCCCCTTCCTATATTGAGGAACCAGAGATTGTAGCAATTACGCAGTCTGGAGATGAAGTCAATGAATTGGCTGATCGGATTGCAAATGCTGGAGATGGAGATCTCATTTTGGAGCAGGAGGCAGAAGAGGAAGATGAGGAACATTTTACCATTCCATCAGATGGCCCACCGTTTTTTGGCCTGAATTCTTCTCAGTACCAGGCTCGCCTTGTGGAGGCCTACACCAGAGGTTATCTTCGTGGCTCTAAAGACACCATGTTCAAGTTCATCAAGAATTACTGCATAGTGTTTGCAGGTCTTGCGGCTCTTAAAGCTTTGTATCCCTTGCTTTCTGGAATGTTTCAGGGAGCTTGGAAGATGATAAGGAATTTCATCTTTGGGGCTAGAGCTGAAGAGATTTCTGAGCAAAGTAACGGTCCCAAACCGAGGAAGACACAGGTGAAGTTCATAAAACAACAGAATGGGTCTGAGGTTCCACTTTGGCAGCGCGTGTACAACAATTCATACAAGCTGCTTGCCGATATGGAAGATGGGACTTTTGGTGTTTTTGGCCAATTGCTCTTCCTGCGGGATGGTGTGTGCGTCATGCCTAACCATTTCCTTAGGGAGATTGAGACCAAGCTGAAGGATGGACGTCTGACTGAGGACCACAATTTAGTCATGAGGTCTTGTGCGCTTGATGGCACAGAGAAGTCTGTTTCAGTGAGAGCTTTCATGAGATTCCCAATGTACCGTGTACATGATAGGGATCTCGCCTTCATCGATTTTGGGCGAAATGTCCACCCACACAAGCATATAGCGAAGCATATGCTTAAGTCCAGCGAAATTAATCAGATGGGCGGTGAGCGTGTCAGATTGGACACAGCACGAGTTGCTGATCGCAATGGGGAGTTAGTGCCTTACAACGAACGCATCACCATGCTTCCTGGCTCTGTCGAAGTTGGCAGAGTCCCCATTCGTATTGGAACAGCCGAGGCGTACACCAAGCACGAAAGGTGGTTGCGTTATGCAGCTATCACAGAACAGGGTGATTGTGGAGCCATCTTGAGTCTCACATCACACTGTGCTTATGAGTGTCGTCTTGTCGCTGGATTGCACGTCGGATATGACATGAATGCTCGGATGGCATATGCCACTCCTCTCGATCGTGAGATCTGTGAGGAGGCGATTGCCAGGTTTGAGAAGAAGGTTCCAAGCTTTGCAACAGCAGAGCAGAGCGGGTGGTCTGACCACGGAATTGTGGTAACCCCTGTTGAGGAGATATCATTCGGTGATGAAGGCCGTTTTGGATCATTCTTACCCTGTGCTGAACTTGACAAAGGTGTCAGTGCACCCATTCGTTCCAACAAGGAGGTGACTTCCTTCGGTGTTGATAAGTTCTTTGAAGAAGAAATCAAGGAGCTGAATCACGGTCGACAGCCTGATGATCTTGCCGTTATGAAACTCGGCAGACACATTGATAAGCAGACCGGTGAGGTTGTTTTACCAATGGAGAGGGCATTGAAGCCCTTTGCTACCGACATACGCATTATCGACTCGCGCCGCTTTGGCATTGCTGTGAGTACAGCATTGAAGCCATTTCGGAAAGCGACACGTCATGTGTGGGGAAAGAAACTCACATATGAGGAGTCTGTGGTAGGCAATCCCATCTTAGGTTTGCGCGCTATTACTCGTGGTACTTCAGTTGGAATTCCAGCTGTAGTTTCCACTGGAGCACCTGACAAGAGCTATTTTTTCGGCAAGGATGATGACTTCGATCTCACAAGGCCTGAGGCTCTTGAACTTCAGAGACAAGTGGAAGAGCTTGATGGGCTGCTTAGAGCAGACATCAGGCCATTTTTCGTCTGCAGGGATTTCTTGAAGGATGAGGTTCGTAAGGTTTCCAAGTCGGCACGTTTGATTGCTGGCACAGACATTCGGTACTACATTTTGTGCCGTATGTATTTTGGAGCTTACGTGGCAGCTTTGGTGAAGTATCATCAGGACTCAGGTGTTTGCCTGGGTATGAACCAGTACAGCGAGTGGGGCTGGTTAAAGGAGTTTCTCCTTCGTCCAGATCCCACAGGTAACAATGTCTGGGATGGTGACTTTGCTGGATTTGACACCAGCCAGGTACCTTCGATGCTTTGGCCCATTCTTGATGAGATCAATGAGTGGTATTCGGCGCGCGGCTCTACAAAGGAAGAGAACCGTATTCGCGAGATTCTGTTCTACGATCTCGTTTACAGTCGCCATGTGTGTTCGCTCCATGGCCAGTCCACCACTGTGGTTCAGTGGCAGAAATCATTGCCATCTGGACACTTTCTCACTTCCACTGTGAATTCCATCCTTTCCATGTCTTGTATTGCCTCGGCATACATTGCAACCGTCGGAGATCCCATGACTTTTTGGGACAATGCGGCTGTTGTCACACAGGGTGATGACAACGTCGTGTCAGCAAGCGACAGTGTGGTTGATAGATTCAATCAAGTCACTGTATCGGAGCACATTGCCAAAGAATTCGGCATGGTGTATACTGCTGGACGCAAGGGTGAAGAATTGACACCAACAGTCGGCATTGATAAGGTGGTTTTTCTCCAGAGAACTTTTGGAGAGAAGGAGGGGTACACGACGTGCCCTATTCGGCCTGAGTCTTTCTTACACAGTTTGTACTACACCAAGAAAGGTTCGGAACGCTATGTGAGGGAGGTACTGAAGGATGGCTTGGAGAGGGCACTCGAAGAGCTTGCTCTATATCCAGAAGAAGACTGGAACAAGGTGGCTCCTCGCATTTGCGAGGCGATGGCTGAGATTGGTGAAGTTCCCCAATTGTCGGTCTCTGACTCTCGGATGTACTTCGAGCAGGTCAGGAATCGTGTTCCAGATTTTATCTGAGCACTAGTCACACAAATACGGATATGTATGAGGACAAAGCATGGATGATTATGAATCTACATGTCGACAGGGTGTGACTTGGAGTTGTTGGCATTTTGCCTTACTACTCAGGTGCAACTTAAACCAACCAGAGATGACATCCTTGGTCGTGTGTGGTTGGACAGCCCCCACGATGACGTAAATTGTCACCGAACTCAAATCAATCTAATAATGTTAGAGATGGCGAGGAGCAGTGTTCCACACTTGAATCTTCTTTGGCTCTTAAGGGAACCGAAGATCATCCAATTGGAGTGACCACATTCTCTAATGAGGCTTGTGAATCAACT